CCCAGTCCTATCACTGTGTCCATTTATCTTCCGTGTCTATAAGAGACTTTTCCATTTCAGGATTTGAGATGTCTTCCATCCCTTCTGGACATAATGACTTGTGTCCATCTCTTCCAACTCTCTTATTTTGTCCTCAATAAAGACGCCCTTGGTTCCTGCTATCTTTGTCCAATATTGATCGCTCTCAATTGCTTGACGAATAGTATGCCAAGGTCCAGCCCATTCGTCCTTGATGCGATGTTGCATTCCATATGATTGAGCATTTTCGTCGTAGGCTGCGATTGCCATTACAGTGTTTCCGAACTTGTCTTCAATCGGATATCCAAAGATGAAGGCAAACTGATTGTATTTGGCGGAAAGGGCTTTTCCTAACTCAAATAGGGCGGCTGCTTCGTCTTCCACCTCTTCACGGGGAACATCTCCTCGCTGATTGGTTGTAACTATCTGCGTTACTTCAAGAACTCTTTTTATACTCATCTCACCCGTATCTGGATCTTTAACTGGCTCTTCTTGCCCTGCACCAAGAACTTGAGTGAACGGGTATCCCGCTGCCTTCAAGTCTCTCTTTAGCATCTTGCCTCGTTTCTGATTGCCTGCTTCGTCTTCGCCTAAGTCGTCTCGTGCTGCGGAGATGACGATGAAAGGCTGTTTCCCTTCATCTACCATCCTCTTTATGCGAGAGAAGGAAGATTCGCTTAGAACTTCGTTTTTGTATTTATTCCAGTTGTCTATAATGCTTTTCATAATTTGCCTCGCTTATAAATAGTTCGCTGAACCATCTACTGCCTTATACTTTTCATTTCTCCGAATGATTTTCCGCCACTTAGATTTACTTGAAATGTTCCGAACTTTGTTTCGGAGAAGATTGAGATGAACTCCTCTATGAGTTTCCTGTCCTCGTCAGCAAAGTCAATAACTATACTATCATGAAGAGTGAAAGAAATAAAGGACTTTTTGTTTTTTAGAGCCTCGGCAATGCTCATTGCCTTTGTGAGAACCAAGTCGCTTGTCGTGCTTTGTATTAAATAATTCAGGGCGTGATGCCTGTCTGCTGGAATGAGTCGTTTGTATGGAGTGACGACATGCTGCCCGTTCCAATACCTTTTAAGCACAAGTTCTCTGTCATACATTCTTTCCGCCAAGAGATCTTTTGCCCTCGGGTTGTATAGCCAAGAAAAGATGCCCTTCTTTGCTTGCTCTCTCGTAACCAGTCCTCCATAAACAACATCAACATTCCACTTATGGATATCGTCGTCTGGCTGCTCTTTTCCTGCGAGAGCGAGAAGAACACGGAGTTCTGCTGCATTGTAGTCAAGCTCTACAAAGTAATCGTTGTTTGGGTTGATTATCTTTCGGTAGTCGGAGTCGAGTGTCATAATAGGGAAGAACCCCTTGTTGGTAGTCAGTCGTCCAGTCTTGGTGCCGAAGATGTTGTAAGATACGTGTGGGCTTGACTTCATATTCTTGTTGATGAAGTTCTTGACTTTCAACTTATGGCTGTCTCTCGCTATTCTTCGGTAGTCTATGTTGAGTTTGTTCTGTCTGATGTCGTGTGCGAAAGCTGAGAGTTCTCGTAGGAAGTCGTAGTTGGAAGGAATGGCGTTGTTCTCGATGACATGCTTGGTTATCTGGTTCTTTAGCTCGCAATACTCCAATAGGAAGCGTTCTGGAACGATATCGTAGAAGCAGTTGACATTGAGAGACACCTTTGCGGTGGTAAATGATTTATGGAATGCCTGTAGGCGGGCGGAGATTGTCTCCCAGCGTGTTTTGAGATATTCGGGGCATACTTCCATTAGCGATTTATTTTGGACGAGCAGAGAAGCTATGGTAGCAGGTTTTTGCTGGAATATTGGATTGTAGTTCCAAGTCGCAGTTATGGCGTTGAAATCAAACTCGTCACACTCATAAATGAGTTTGCCGTCGTGATATACGCCTAAGCAGTGCCGTTTGTCGTCTAATGTTTGGACTATCAACTAAGTTCCGTTGTTTATTACTTTTTGAACTGATATTTTCTCATTGTATCTCCAATATAACGTATTGCCTCGGAGATGTCAAGGTTTTTTCTCAAATCTTTTGCGTTTTTTATGACTTTTTTGAGTTCGTGATCGCTAAGTGGGCGAGATAGCTCAAAGTTTCTCGTGCTGACGTAGATTGAGAGCCAATAGTTGTCGGAATAATCATCTGTGGATATTTGTTCTCGCACTATCACTCTTCTTGACGGCTTGCCGCACTTTGTCGGTGTAGTGACGGTTTTTGATGGATATTGGGCGACATATGTGTTGTAATATTGGGAGATGTAGACTTTTAGAAGGTAATAGTCGTAATGATCTGCTCTATAATACATCTTTTCAAACATATTGTCAACTGTTATTCCATATTGTGCCATATAATGTTGCATTTCTGGTGAGCCGATGTCTGCGATGATGCGCCCTGGGTAGTCAACGTCTACCATGAACCCGAACTTCTTGAGGGCGTTCATATAGAACTTGAAGTTAGGATTTCCAAAGAACTTCTTGGCTGAGTCTGTGCCTAAGTTCGGCGCAATCTCGATAGAGAGCCCTGTAGATGCAATCCCATTTTGCCTAGATAAAACAAATGAGGAGCGAGTTAATCTTATCTCGCTTCCTTTCGTATGCAGCAAGTCATTTAATAGCGCAACGAACTGTTCGAAGTTCTCGGGACGTCTGTCCGTTTGTTCTCCGCTTGCTCCCGTCTTTTCAAAGTATAGAGTAACGAGTTTAGAGTAAATATCATCTATGTTTTTTCCATAGAGCGTATGTATGCTCTCCCAACCTCGGATAGGTTGGACGATAGAGAGTGCGTTTTGTCCCTGCCTTATTCCTCCCGCTGTAACCGTTTTTAGATAGTATGTTCGGAAGTCCTTGAATGCATCAGCAACAAAACTGAGAGCGTAAAGTGAGCCCTCTGATGGAATAGGGGCAAGAAACTTCTCTGACGGATAGACTGCGTTGCCCAATAAATCAACCCTGCCGTAGTTGAGATTTGCGGATGAGTCGTGAAAGTTATCGTGGCTGTTCAACGGGACGACGGAATTTAAGTAGCGCTTCCTCATCTCGAATATTCTCTTAGAAGTTGACATCAGGCGCAAGCCTCGGCATCGCTTAGAGAAGCACCAGGTTCTTGCGGATCTCCATTTGTTCCATCTCCGAACGACTCCCATTTGGTTTTAATCTTAGTTGTCCACGTATTACCCTGTCCGTCGAGACTTACAGAACTGTTAACTGATACAACTCGGTACATTCCTCCGAGTCCAAGCTGCTTCGCATAAGAGTTCGCTTCGTCGGTGTATCCCAATTCTATTGGAGTTATATCTAGATATAGCAACGAGCCAGGTAGAAACGATGTTGTCCCTCTCGTTTCTATAGAGACGTTATATTTTTCCCTGAGAGCTATATTTGAAGATACTGATTGCCTGTCTGTCATAAGTCTCGCCTCTGCGTGACCTGGTATGTCCTCTCTCTCAAATGTTATCTGCTTTAGTATGCCCCTGTCGGCTTGTCCAAATATTATATTAGGCACATTTTCGAATGGTATGTTCGACACATCAGATTGTTCTACTACAGTGACAGATCTTCCGTTTGGTGCCTTCTTGGTTCGCTTTATTTTTTCGAAAATGGTTTCCGATTGCCACCACACGTGTTTTTTCAAATTAACCGTCTGCTTGAAGATATCAGTGTCGTTAAGTAAAATATTATTAACAATAAATTTAGGCATTTCGTAATCTTTCATCTCCACTGTCTCAGTGACACTTTTCCTATACGTCAGTTTCTTAAACATATCCGAAGTAAAAGTCATTAAATCTGGGATAAAATCTCGCAGAGGATAGAACTTCTTCGTTGATGCTTTTGTAATAAACCACTGTCGGAACAAATCAAACGATATTGGTATATTCGCTATACTTATAGTAGTAGTATTGGTAGGAAAATTAGGCGTTGGGAATGTCACCATTCCTGTCAGAATTCCGTCAACTATGTTGAGTGCTTTCTGAAAGTCTTCAGAGGAGAGAGTTGCTAACGGAGGTTGGATTTCTCTTTGCAGCCTGCCTATTTCCCGTTCTTTTAGAATGATTAAGCTATTCGTTTGCACAAACTCGGCGCTGGCGATATCGTTGCCTCTTTGTTGAACCCTCAAGTCAAGGAGTTCTTGCCTCGCTTTTGCAAGATTATCAACCCCTTGTGCTGAATTCTGCAATACGACGCTTTCGTAAGCCGCCTCGATTATATCTCCCAAGAAGACAAATTTCCCATTTATTTCTGTGTTGCTATTTTCAAATTCCGCTTGAATTCCGAGAACGCCATCATCGCCACCAGCAAAATCTAAGTTGTCTAAGCGCTGGAGTCGTTCAATGTCCGATTCGGAATTTCCTTTAAAAAAAGTGTGAGCATTGTTGAGAACATTTAGTTTAGTTACTTTTGCGCCATATAACCTATCAGGCTCGTCAGGTCTTCCTTCTAAATATAGCTGCCCAAGAACCCTCATCTTGTATTTGCTACTCACTGCTTCAACATCATCAGATATAGTCTGCTCTAATCTATTAGACCTTTCCACCTTCTGGGTACAAGTTTCTATATTTTCATTCAATTCTCTTATTGCCCTTTCCGTGTTCTCAATTCCTCTTCTATTCCCACCGACATTGAGATCGGTACGCATAGCCGCTTGAACATTCGTAAGCCCTTCGTTTGTAATAGTCTGTTCTATTGCTTCTCTCCGTGCCTCCAGTCTCCGCAAGTCAGCTTCTCTAATTGCAAGATCGCTTCTGAATTCTTCTAACTTCGCAAGATTAGCATCTCTTTCTGCCTTGGTGCTTGCAAAACCTGAGAATACTCTTTTGCGATATCTTTCTATGTCCAATCCTCCGAATAAATCAAAAGAAGGTTGCAACGCCTTTGCGTTCCCAGTGGCAACGAAGTCAACTGATAGTTCCACGCCCTGCATTCCCAAGAAACTAAATTCGTGCTTTAAAAGACTTAGAAAGAACTCCTCTTTCTGCTCCTCTACAACTCGTTTCCAACGAGTCCATGCCTCTTCTCCGATCTCTGGCGGTTTGCCTCCAGAGAGTGCGTATTGTATCGTCGCCTTTATACGCACATCTTGCTCCACAACAGTAAGTTGGTTGTTTACGCTTGGATTTGCAACAGCAGGTGCCGCTGGATCTTGCTCGGCGTTCAACTCTCTACTTGGATCTATCTTTATTATATCTATCCAAGCTACTTGCTTTAAATCCGTTGCAGCAACATACGCTTGTCGCACAGTTCTCATCGCCGACTCAGCGCCTTGCAGATTTTCTTGGGCTTGGAAGGCGAGATCAGACAAATTGTCTGAGACATCAGCGCCTGCGCTTAGTGCAGCTTGTTCAGCTATGACAGCGAGTTTGGAAGAGCGGTTGTATAAATCTATCATTTCTCTTTGACCAGCTTCGTTTGCGAATGCGGCGTCGGTGGCAACAAGCGTATCTGGAAAGGCGTCCGTCTTTGTAAAAAACTCTGCTATGCTTTTTGCATACAATCTTATGTTGAACTTTATGTTGGTATGGACTTCTGCTGGATTTCCGCCCAGTCTTGTGAAGTCTATCCCCTGTACGACAACGCCTTGCATATTATCATCGGCTCCTGTTATCGAACCTTCTGATAGCGCTCGCCTTATACTGTCTTTTGTATAAGCTCCTTGGTGGAGAAGATATGCCCTGTCGGGAGATTCAGAATCCGTGCCTTCAGAAAAAACCTTATACACTTCCACTTTTGGAGTCAGCAGCATAACTATTGATGCTGGCAAGTCTACAAATCTATAGTCACCAGTAAGTTCAGAATCTGTTTCAGAGAGGATACTTACAGAACCCGATTCGTTGATGGCGGGAGCGATTCTATCTCCAGAAACTCGCGCTGTCATGGTTTGAGGCACAACGCCGTTCACGGTTTTAAAACCGTTGGTTTGTGCTGTGTTGTTTTTCCTAAAAAGGTTGTGAATTTCTGTGGACTTTTCCATCAATCTTGTCTGAAATTCCCACAAATCTGCAACTGATACGTCCACTACAAGTACCTCAATAATTGTTCAATAGGAGTGGGTATCATCAATGAATCCCCTAATTTAACATGTCCTTCGGTTGGCGTATTGTTATACATCGCGATTGCCCACCATAGCTCGGGGCGTCCATAATATGTTGCTGCTAGTTTATAAAACCTATCGCCCGTTTTCCATATGTGGGGAACTTCTGTAAGGCTCCTGCGTTGCGCCTGAGTTATGCGGAATATTGTTGGAGTAGAGTATTGTCTAGTAGCTCCTGATTCATAATTTACGAATTTGTATCTTCCCGCAAAGCGTTTTGGATTCATTGGCATTTCATCTCTCCCTGTGAGTATAAATAGTCACTCAATGTATTATTCTGGACCTTCATATACTCGCCCTTCTCCTCTTGAGCGCAGTAGAGAGTTCCTTTGCTCATCTTCTAATCCTTGAATATCTGTATCGGTGATGGTGTCTTCGCTCATATACTCTTGTACACGTATTCTACCTGTTCCATGTGGCCAATCTCTATCTCTATTCTCCGCCCATTTCAAGTCTCCCGTTCCCTGTATTCTATTTCTCCCTCCGAACCCAAGAGGGTTGTCGTGAATGAATACAATTGTAATACTAACAGATAATTGTCTTGGGAGCAATAGCCCCTTTTGAGAATGCGTAGTTTTGCTGTCGGCTGAAGCGCCTTTTTGGTAATCAAAAACCCCCGCATCAGGATCAATATTGAATGTGAAATCGCTTATAATTCCTTTCTCATCTCGTATTAGGCTTCCAAAATCAACAGTGAATTTTCTCTCTCCTGAGAAGACTCTAACTGCATCGGCATTTTCACCCGAGACTCCATGCTGTCGATACCTGCCGTAGACAGTTCTTGATAATTTCGAACATTGTGAAAGATTGTCAATTGCTTGTTGTACGCTCATCGCAGGTAAGACAAATGATAGAGACACCTCCCTTTCTGTTCCTCCATAACTAAATTTTGGATTCAAATATCCGTGAGCCTGATCTTCGGACGACCATCTGGACCTGAACGACTCTTGGTATGATTTTGGTGCGATGTGATAATTGAAAGTTATACCATTATCTATGTTTTCAGTAAGTATCAATGGCGGATATAGAGCATCCACTATTAAAGCCCTGGTTCCAATGGCAGATTTCCTGTATCTCTGCTCTTCTAATCTTTGACTAACTGCTTCCCATTGCGAGTTCGTCGGCATATTTGATTCGTGAAATCCAGCATCCACTTGTGATTCAGGTACGTTTAAGCTCTCACCTTGCAGTTCTTCATCAAACATTAGATCATTTGGTGTTCTTCTCTGAGCCATTACCTACCTCCAGTATAAGAAGGATAGTTAGAGTCAAGAGGGCTTGGCGAATCAGGATCGCTGTTTATTTGTATAAGCGTCTTTGCACTAATTCCTATCTGTAGGCTTATAGGATATATCTCTTTTCCAGAACTATTCAAACGCGGGACGCCTTCTATGCCGTTTATAATTCCATTGTCGAAGTCTAAATTATAGTCAATACCCTCTACAACGCAGAGAGTACCATCTCCATTGCTGTTTCCGTCCAATATGTTCATCATATGGATATTTATGAAAGGTATTCCGTTAAAGGAACCTCTATTGTCCATTTTCGGATAGAGCATCTGTATAAGGAGATTGACACACTGCGTGTTATGCCTTGCCTCATCTATTGAAGAGTTTAATACGGTAAAATTAAAACTAATATTTCTGCCCGTCTTTGTCATCGTTGTTATAGGATCGTGTTGGCTTGAGCCATATCTCATCCCTACCGTTGGCTTGTGACTATCTGAGAAATCGGATATAATCGCAGGAAACTCAACAGTATGTCCAGTCGGCTGGTGCTTAAACTTTATCACATATCCTTGTTCACGAGCCCAAGAAGCTACAGAAGAATCTCCTGGCAGCCCTGCTCTCAAATATATTGGAGTTGGTTCTGACATTACGCTGTTTTAAGCCTGAGAGGTTGATATCCGTCTTCGCCGAGATGTTCGTTTATTACTCTTCCGAACTCTCTACTGTTGACTTGCATTACAAAGTCTCCGCTATTTCCAAGTTTGGTTATCATGGTATCCATTTTTGCGCCAAGGGCTCTGACTGCTGCTACGACTGCTGCGTTGTTTCCGCCGCCTGCGCCGTTTGCGAGTGCTGTCATTGAGGAATTGTTCACTACGGCAGAACCTGGTGGTGGTACGAGAAGCTCTGGACCTCTTTCACCTACGATGGCTGCACCTTGTGGCGTGGAGTCTGTTCCGTCTGCGAAGAAACCAAGCGCTCCGCCGATTGCACCACCGACGCCGCCGATTGCACCACCGATGAGGGCTCCTTGGGGACCAAAGAATTTTCCTATTTGTGCGCCAGCCATCGCTCCTCCTGCTCCTCCAGTCAATGCACCGCCGAGCCGATCTGCTGCGTCACCCTCTTCTGTAGATTGGTTGGATATCATTCCACCACCTACCATGGCGGCAAGTCCTGCGATATTTAAGGCTTTGCCCCGTCGTCCTGTACCTCCTTCAATGCCCTCTGTTATGCTGGAACCTCTGCCTCTGCCTCCGCCTCCTCGTCCCTCTTCTCTATTTGCTCTATTTATTGCTCTAGTCACTCTATCCCATGCTGCTGCCAGATCGTTCGCTGCCGCTTCGCGTGCTTTAGTTACGTGGACTGTCATCTTTGATTTTGCGTAAATCGCTGCAAATGTGACTCCGATGCCTATCAAGATGGCAGCAAGTCCGCCCAAAGCTGGATGGATGTCATTAATTACTTGTAACGTTCCGCTCACGAATGACACTATTCCTTTGAATATTTCGAACACTGGCTGGATAGCTACAGCAAACTCAGCCATAAGGATTTTCATCTCGTCGCCCATACTTCTTGCTGAAGCCATCGTGTCTTCTAAAGATTTTGCTTCGCGGCGCTGTTCCGCAGTCATATCTCTCTGATTCATCAGAGTTGCCATTGACTCGACAGACATGTTCGCAGCATTGGCTACTGCTTCTTTTTGGAAAGTGTTTAGAGTGTTCCAATCTCCTATTGAGTTAGAGAGATTCTCCGTCATATATTCCATAACGGCTGCTGGACCTTCAAGCTGTGCTTCAAGCATCCCCATAGTGCTAAATAATTGTGTTCCTAAAACGGCGTTTAGATTTCCTGCGGCTTCGGCTGCGGAATCGAATGTTCTATATGCGCCTGCCATATCCATAAGTTCGCCGACTGCCATTCCAGTCTCGTGTGCCTGCTCTTGAAGTTCCCCAAACATTTCTGTTACATCACCAGAATACAACGCCAATTTTGGGAGCGCTTGATTCAACTCTGAGAATACTTCCGATACATTTCTTCCTAGTTCTTGCGCCAAGTCAAAAGCTGCGCTCTGCATCTGAGTTGCGCCTTCTGCTCCGAGTCCCATCATATTGGTAGACGATTGTAGTATTCCAGCGAAATCAGATGAAGCTACTCCTACTTTTCCGTATTGGGCACTAAGCTCTCCAAGTTCCATTCGTTGGGATTGTGCCATTATGCCGAAACCCGATACTCCGCTCATTAGAGAGGAATATGAATCTCCCAGTTCTGCTGTCGATATACCAGTGGCTCGGTTGGTTTGCTCAAGCTTTATAAGCTCGTCATTGTAATGTCCTGCTGCACCTGTTGACTTATTGAAAGATGCTAAGGCTGAGTCGTTTGCTACTGCCAAAGCTATTGTAGACTGAGTTACTTTCTGTAAAATCGAGACGCCGACATTGAGGACGCTAAATGTCTTGCTAAACTGTTCTTTTGCTTTCTTGAATGCGGCTGCGTTACTTCCCGTCTCATCTTTTAGTTTTAAGAACGAACCTATGAGAGTATTGGAAGAGTCTGTAATACCCGTGAATGTCTTTATCGTGTTTCCGAGAGCGCTGGAGAAGTCGTCTCCTGCTTTCTTTGCGGATTCTTGAGCTTTAGTGAGTTTTTTTGTTGACTCGGCGGCGGCGTCTTGCTTTTTGCGAAGATTCTCTAACATTTCGACGGTTGCTTCGCCAGCAAGAAGTTCCTTTTCGTATGCTGCGAGCACTCGCTCTTTTTGTTTAGCGTACTCTAGAGTGTCCTTTTCTAAATCTTTTAGAGCCCTTTGTTCGACTTGCCTCTGCTTGTTTGCCGCTTCAACATTCCTCTTTTGTTGTTCGATACGGGCAGCTTCACGCTCTGCTGCAAGCTCTTCAGGTGTCAAATCAGCCATTCTTAGTTACCCCCTACTTGAATGGCCAAACGATGCCAGTATCTTTCTCAAAGCTCTTGACTGCTCTCTCAAGTGATGCCTTTGACTTGTGCGATGCTGGGTTGTCTAATCCGTGCTTCTTCATTGCTTTGAGGTATTTTGCCTCGTGCCCAAGTGCTTTCTGAAAAGAACTTATCTGTCTCTTGGTTCCTGTTACATTCACTGGGACGCTTGATCCTCCGAACATACCTCTCATCAGCATCTCGACTGCTCCACCGAACATTGCGAGCCAACTCTCATTAAGAGTGCCCTCTGTCTTAGCGTTCAGGTTGATTTCGAGTGGAACCAAATCGTTATCTTTATTCATTCTATGCCCTCCGCATAAAGTCGTTGCTTTATAAATAGTCTCTTATAAAAAGAAAACGGGCAATAATGCCCGCTTCTTGTTATCCTTTCTTGCTCTGTGCCTTCTTCACTGCTTCGTTCTCGTCTTCGAACTGCTTTGATAGGCGTCGGACGAACCAGTTCCTCAGTTGAACTGGGAGATTGTATGCCTCAATGAAGCTCCAGCCTCCGTGATGTTTTAGATAGAAGAACTGCTCATATACGCCTTCCATGTACTCACTGCTTAGGCCAAAAAAACTCCGCAGTAAACGGCACCTCCACATCAGCAACGGAGCCGCAGTTGTCGCACTCACAAGGTTGATTCATATCAACGTTTGGTGTAACGACTTGAAGACAAGCTCTGATGTGCCTTGCGTCCTGTGCTGGCATGCTGTCAATGAAGTTATTCACTTCTGCTCTGTCAGTGACGTCATTTACAGATACGACTAGGATTTTCAATAAGTCAGTTGATGCAGAGGCATCGAGCTTATGCTTTGCCTTCTTAGCAGAGGTTTGCATAGCATTCTTCTCGTCTTGAGCAGTGAAGAGACGAAACTCTGCGGTGTACCCTGTTCGTGGCAGGACTGCTGTGAAAGTTCCGTTGTCAGTCGCCGATACGCCGCTGTCACTATTTTCGTCGGGTTGAATGCCCTCGTTATTTTCAAACGCAGTCAAGTCGAAGGTGTGCGCCTGTGCGGTGCCGCAGGATGGACAAGATACTTGGACTGTATAGTCTGCGCCGTAACCTGATACTCTTGCTGCAACTAGGAGAGCGTTTTTGTCTCCGATTAGCAAGTCATCTGGATTAATGCTCTTATCGACGATAAGATTGGATACAAGCCTGTCTATTGCAAGTCCGTTCTTGAGTAGCGCTTGAGAGGTTAATATGTCCTCGTCTTTCGCCGTCATGTAGCGGAGTTCGATAGTCTCTTGATTGTGGAGCGGGTGATCCGCTGAATAGAACTGTCCTCGGGAAGGAAGTTCTACAAACTCTGTCGGCGTCACATAGGACAGCCCAGTGGTTTGAGTTGGAGCAGGTTGCACTGCTTGTGCTGGCGCAGGGGAAGATGCCTTCTTGCGTCCTGTATTTCTCGACATTTACACCTCTAATGTATTTGTTTGTATTATGTCTTTATAGTATAGCACGCTTGAATGAATGTTTCAAGCGTTATTTGTTATTTATGCTCGCTTATTATCGTATTCTGCCCAGTCATACTGGAGAGTTAAAGATATTTCCAACAAATCCTCAGAATCATATGATTGTTGTCCGAAGTTTGCTTCAGTGATGAATGGATTGTTCAGCACCCATTCTCCAAGAACACCTCCGTCTCCGCCTATTTCTTGTATTACCACTCTTCCAGTTGCGCCTGTCGCTGACTCTTTAGTAATACTCGTGTCTGTCAATGAGGAGCCCCCTGCGTTCACATTTTGTGCGGCGTTGAGTGGCACAACATATCCAATTTGGGTAAGATATTTGTAGAGTGCCTCTGAACCATTTGGGTCCATAGCGTCAACGAGCGTAAGGCTAATGGAACTCCATTCTACTCTACCTGGATAATGGAAAGTATGGTTGAAAAATTTATGAGGAGTGGAGGTTACAGTGTACGATGGCTTGTCAACAGACTTAGCCATATATGATAAGTCTTTTCCGTCAATTGTAATCTGAACCAAGAACCTAAATCCTCTTTTTGGTAAAGAAGTATTGTCTGCCCACCAGTTTGCGTTTCCCATTATTTATTTCTCCTGTTGGTATAAATAGTCATTAGTTTAGTTTAGTCCTCGAATCCTGCGCCTGTGCTTGAAATAACAAAGTCAAGGGCGATAAACTCAATTGAACGAGCGGGTTTGAGGAATATCTTGGCATACATGACATTTCTATCAACCAAGTCTGCGGTTGTTGTGCTTTCGTCAAGAACAATCTTGAAGTCTGAAAGTCCAAGCCTTGCTTGAACGCTTTTCAAGAATGGATCTGCTTTCGACAAGAACCTGTTCCACGTTGCTGGAACGTTTTGATCGAAGAGTACAGTTGCTGCCATACGAGAGATTTCTTTCTTCACGAAAATCATTAGACGACGAACGTTGATTCTATCAAGAGCGGAAGGAGTCACTTGAAGTGTCTTCTGTCCGAAGATTACGATTCCCTCTGCTGGGAATGAAGCAATCGGATTGACGTTCGCTTCATATAAGTCGTCTCTATCTTTAGATGTTAGTCTCTCACGAGTCTGGATGACTGGGACTCCTGCGGAACCTTCTGTCAATCCACCTCGGGTGAATCCAGCGGGAGCAAACCATAGTTCGCTTTTACGCTGTGAACTTGAGAATGTTCCAAGAGCAACGATTGAAGGCGGTGCCCAAAGGAGGCTGTCGCTTACAGTATCGTTGATTTGAACCCAAGGATAGTAAGCACATCCATAAGATGAGTTCATTGCCCTGTTTGTCAAATTTGTGATAGCGGTTGAAACGCTTCCTACTCTATCTGCGATAGCGAGCGTTCCTTCTGCGTCTGACAAGTAGCCAGAATCCAAGTCGATAACTGCTAAAGCGTCTCCACGAGACTCGCATACTTCTACCATGTGAGAAGTGAGCGATTCCTTGTAGATACCTGGCATAGCCATAAGGTTATATTCTGCTACCTCTGGATCTGATACAGTGTCAATTGCTCGCTTGGCTGAATAGTAAGCGTATTTTGTAGAATCGCTTCCGTTTAAGGCACGAGAGTTGTTGAATGGATCTTTCTCAGAAATGTCTAATCCGTCGAATCCGCCACATAGTGGAACGGTGAAACGGTTATAACCTTGATTGAGAACCTCTGTGTATGAGGCGCTAAGTGCCGTCCAAGAGTTTCCTGCCAATCGTGAACCAGATTGCCAAACGCCGATTGCGTTAGCGGTGCCGACGGCTGAAGGAACCACATCGTCAAGAGAGAATACGTATGAATATTCGGTAGAGGTTGTGGTATCAAATGAACTTACGGCACGAGGAAGCATACGGACTGCATCTGAATAACTTGAATCGTGGCGATTATTGTCATTCTGAGTTGAGTCTATTCCGAAGTAAGCGTTCTTTGGATTAGAAAGATCGCCTGCTGATGCGCTTGCTCTTAGCGGAATTGCTGGATAGTATACACTTCCTGTGAATGCGGTTCCTGCTGCAACGCCGCTTCCTACTTCAAGGAATACACTTGCACTTGCGGGAAGCACAATGCCTTGTCCACCAGTAGCCCACCTACTTGCTGGTGCTGTTCCAGCCGAGCTTGAAGTGTACGTCCACGACTTCTGTCGGACTGGACCGAATGAACCGAATGGGAGGAGCACTGGGTTGGCATCACCTGAATCAACAGTAGCGTCAACCTCTATGCGAATAAACTTGGAAGCGTTTAAAAAGTTTCCATAAACACGATGTCTGCGTTCGGTGTCATCCCAAGTAAGATATTGATCGCCGATTGCCTTTCCGATGTATCGAGAAGAGTTGGGGTTCAAGTTTACTGAACTATATCTCTCAAGAACAACTGGTGCATTGTCGTTATCTCTTGCATCTCTTACGAGAACGCTGAATGAGCCGTATGGTTCATCAACGCTTGTAGAGGCTTTGATGTCTGCGATTGATATTTTGAGTCTCTTTTGTTCTTCTTCGCCTGCGTCGAGGGTGTGAAACTTGAATAGTTTCGTCATGTTCTCGCCTTGGAATGCTGAAGCGGCATTTAGATCTTGTGAAATAAACCAAGGAGTTTGCGCTGCTTGAAATCCTGTGCGGAAATTGGCTGCACTGACAGTGCCGCTATCAAGTCCAAGAATTGCTCCGTGAGTTCCGTCATTTCCAGAAATTGCTCCGACAACATTTGCAAGGTGTCCTTCGTATGTCTGTCCGAGCCAATAAGTCTCAGCTTGAGCAGTATCGGTTATTGAAGAGTTAGTTAAAGTTGGGTTAGTATTGAATACTTTTCGGATGTACTTTGCAGAAGATGGATTGAAGTTAAAAGAAGTCTCTATTTCGGTTACTCCCGCTGCGCCTCTTATAACTGCTTTGTACTCTCCGCCACTTGGACGGTACAAGCAAGCTGCGGAATCTGTAACAGTTCCATTTCTAGTTGTCCCGCTTAGAACAATTGAGCCAGTAGACAAGTACCAGACTGCTGCCAATACGCCATCGACTGCTGCGTCAGCACCCGTGTATCCTGAACCTGATTGGAATACGAAAAGTCCGTATGCTCCACCGTTAGTTGCAGCGGAAGTGGAGTTGTCTAAAGTTGTTTGCCAACCTGCTTTACCTGTGGCGCTGTCTGACAAGGCAGCTTGATCGGCACCTAATAGGCGAACGACTGTTGCGGCGTTGGAGTTGCGAAGGTATGCTTGTGCGGCATAAGAGGCATAAGTTGGTGAGGTATAGTTACCGTCACGCCAGATGTCTCCGCCCTGTCCACCTGGAATAGGGTTTCCGAAAACCTCAACGAACTCTGAAAATGAGTTTACTTTCACTGGGCGCATTGCTGGACCTCTCTCGGTGCGTCCAATAATGACTGGCCCAAGCTCCGCTCCAACTGCTGGCAGTTGTGAGTTATCAATCTCGTTTATGAAGATACCTGGTGAAATGAATTTGAATGATTTGACTGGCATTATGTGTTATCTCCTTGCAGCAATATGACATAATCTTCGAAATAAGTAATTATATTCGTATTATCGTAAGTAAATAGTTGAA